CTTTTGTTTCGATAGTGTATTGTACTTCCACTCCATCAATCATAATGCATTGCTTCATAGTTAGGTGTTCTTTAGAAATGGGATAATTTTGTTCGTTGTTGAAAGTTTAGAAATGAAACGTTATATCTTTGCAGGCAAAAACGATTATGAGTCCTGTAATAGATAATTCAAAAGGCTGGAACCATTTCAAAGCAGACTTAGTGAGAGCCAAAGACGATCTGGAGCACTTACGCGAACAGTTAATTCGTCATTGCACAATGACATCTGCAACTCTAATAGGATTGATAGCCGCTTTTGTGAACGTACCATCACACTATAACTTTCTTCGCTATTTGATAATATGCAGTGTCGTATTGTTATTTCTCTCTGTGGTGACAGGTGTTCTATATAGCTTTCTGTACATTTCATCAAGTCAGAAATCGCTCTTGAAGTGCGCAAGGCAGTGTGAAGAAGGTGACCTGGTTTATTCAAAGAATTTTTTCCTCGAAATGCTCGCAAGAGTATTCCCATGGCTGATGTGCGGCGGAATCCTCTCGCTATCTTTAAGTGTTCTACTTTTGTTGTTATAGTGTCCATAGGTGGTGTAGGTTTGGGGTGATTTTTTTAATTTTTTCTTTCATAAATAGTTGTGTTTTGGAAAAATGTTATTACCTTTGTGGCGTGGGAGCGACATACTGAAGACCACTGAAAGCAGCGTGCGACGTTGCAGAACCTGAGGCCAACGGATTATTCCATTGGTCTCTTGTATTTTCTGAGCTTGCCATTGACATACCAAAAGATGTAGTCATGGTGATATTGTTCACTATCCCAAATAGCTTTGTTCCTATCTTGGATTTGTCTTTCCGTAATTGGCTTTCTAAAGCAATGGTCTGTCAGACAAACGCAAGCGTGTTGCGCATCAGAAGCATGGTTAGCATTACGACAACAGTTCATAACTTTCTTTGGTGATTTCACATCAATATATCCAAACTCACCCACTTTCAAATCTGGGTTTGCTTTACTGTCTTTTGGAAGCATATCATAAACCTTTCTTCTTCCACTTGTTGCGGTGAATTGTATTTCAGGATTGAGAAAGCAATCACCATATTCATTGGCAAAAGCCATAGCCACATCTAAAACTCGCTTATAGTCTTCTGCTGTAGAGCAAGCCAACTCGTGTTGTAACACCTTTCCTTTGCTACCCATGTATTTTGTGGAGTATTGTTCCTCCAAAGGCTTTGCAAGTATCACATCACGGTCTTCATCAGAAAGATTTGTTTTTCCTGAATCTGTGTACGCATTGGCGCATTTATGTACCAATCGACAAGCAGCACAAAGTTCGTTGTCTGCAACAGGCTTTCTGTCAAGATTCAACTTACCCTTTGCAATATCACAATCACGGCACCGACGAATGGTGTAGGGGTTGTAGTCGGGTACGGTCTTGTCTTCCTTTCCTGGATTGAAATGGAAGATACCCTTTGTGTCACGTTGAAGGGCTTCTTCTCCCAGTGCCATTGCCTCGTCGTGGGGTGTGGCAGGATATTTGGACTTGCGCACCTGGACTACTGTGCACCGGCAGTTCCACCCGTTTGGTGGATAGTATTCCTCCCAGAACGGGTCAGATGGCGGAAGCGTCACGCCGTTGAGGGCAGCGTGTTCGGAACGTACTTTGTCATCATGCTGCGTGCGGTACTGCAGGTTGTATCGGTCGCCGTCTTGCGCGAACTGTTCCCACTTTGCAGCCATCTCCGCAGACGCCTGTACGAAGTTGTACTCGGCACGGAGGTAGCCCCGGTTGTATGTGTTGTCTATCTTTCGAACATCATTCAAAAATGCTTCGAACGTCTTTCTATTGCCGTTAGAATCGAGCAATGACGGGAACGCCTCGTTGAGTTCGTGGAATGTTTTCATGCCCGAGAAGATGTAGTCAGACCGCTGGAGTCGCTTTCGCATGGCGTCAGACATCTCCACTTGTTTGAAAGTGGAATCCAATGCTCCAGCATGTGCGTTGATGAACTCCTGAACTTTCGGTTCTGCCAGCACCTCGATGCGGAACTCCGACCCTTTTTGAAAATAGAGCGTGTGCATCATGCCCTCAAACTTCTTATGCAGTTCCTCTCGCAGTTCGTCTTTGATGGGCGAGGTAAGCGTCAGCGTGTCATTTTCAAGAATGGAGGCATAGCGTTGGTGCAGCCCTGCGTAGTCAGCAGGGCCTAATCGAAAAAACTCGGACGGGCGTTTTTCGATTGCTTCTTCTTACCGTCCTCATCTTCCGTATCCTCATTGTTTGGATCGTCCTCCTCATCGTCCCCGCCACCGGGTAGCATGGGCTGCGTATTGCGTCGTTCGCCTACGGGCATACTGTATTTCTCTGCAAAGTAAGACGGGTCCACTTCGTAGCGGTCGGCAACCATGGTTTCGTATGCCACCTGCTGCTCCGGTGTATAGTCCACCGCATCGTCCCATTCAAAGCGCAGTCCCTTTATCGGGAACCCATGCTTTACCATGCGTGGGATAAGCTGGTTGTTCACGATGTCGCGCAGCATGGTGCAGTCGCTTTCAACCAGGTTCTCGAACACCTCAAGGTGTGTTTCTGATTGTGAGAGGCTGCTGCCGTCCTCGATGGTCATCGTCTGTCCGATGATGAGCTTTGACAGTTCCGAGTTGGCCCGATCGATGCGTTTGTCATAGACGTTGAAGGCATCGCCCTTTCCACTTTCGACGAATTCAATCTCGGTGTCCTGCCCAGCCACCATGTACTGGCTTGCTCCGGCCCCCTTGAGCATCTGTTCAAGTCGTCCCATCTCCTTGGGGTCGCGTGAGGTGGTGCGTGCGATACGCATCGGCATACCGAAAATTTCGCCGAAGGAATCCCAGAAAGCCAACATGTTTTTCTTCGGAATGGTCTGCGTGGCCGCCTTCAGATACAGTCCGAGGTCGTCGGGCCGTCCGGCCTCGATGAGCCAGTCGGTGAAAGGTGCGGAGCGGTAGTCTATGCCCGTAGTCCAGTCCTGCCCGATTTGTTGAATGACACGGCCGTATTCCGGAATGACATGCTTGCGTGGAATGAGCTTCACGTCCGTATAGCAAGGACAGCCGTCGCCATCGGTGGTGATGTCACCCAGTTCGATGAGCGAGTGCCCCCAGAGGTTTGCTGCAAGCGCGTATTCGAGCGTTTGCTTGAACCAAGCCTGGTCGAAATAGTGGTGTGCTTGGTCGTTTTTATTACCTTTTGCATCGACGAGTTTGAAAGACTTAGCCATGACGAATCCTACACGCTGGCGCACACAGCCCGTTAGGTGAAGGTCGATATCCACGTCGCGGTATATGTCGTAGAGCCGTTGGCGGTTGGGGTTGTCCACATTTATGGCCATCTGCCAGGCGTTGCGCCAGTCGGCAATGTCCTTGCGTGTAAGCGCATCGGTGGTGCGTTGCAGTTCGATGACCATCTTGTTCATGCGCTTGCGGTCAGACGACTTTGCAAGGTTGAAGTCGCCATTTGGCGTGTGCAGTATATTTTGACTTCCCCCTCCGAACATACCGCTGAAAAAGTTCTTTATATCCATGGTGTTACCAATTAAATTCTTTGATTGGTGGCTGCACTTGGCATAGCCCAAATAAATTTGGTCTCTGCTCTCGTTTGCTCACCAATTATGTCGTAATTGTTCCTGTGAACCGAATATGAGCAGGTCGCCAGTCGGTGTGCCGTCTTCGTTGATGGCGAGCGGCAGGTCGGGTATGATTTTTTCGGCTTGCACGCCTTCGAGCCACTTTATGGCACGCTCGTAGCGCTCCTTTCGTATTTCGCTGCCCATCTTTTGGGGCATGGCGGCAATCATGTGATAGAGCGCGATGTCGGCGGCATACATTACGACCAGCCGGTTGCGGTTTTCGCCTTCGGCCGAGAACACCGCTTCCGTGTCGTATTTTGGACGGAGGTAGCCGGCAATTTCCTCGCAAGCCTCCAGTTCCGCATTGTCGCGTATCTCCTGCGATGCCTGCGACACGACCTTCAGCGCATTTTCGCCTATGACCACCCTGTAGTCCTCTTCTGTGATAAACATAGTCAGCCTCCTTCCTAATACGTCACATAAATGGCCCGACGCTCGATGTCGGAAACCTTTACCCCCTTACGGAATCGGTGCTTGGCAACCATTTCGCGTATGGTGCGTTTGGGTACGACCTTGAGCGAGCCGTTCATGTAAATCACATAATACTTCATGCCAAGCAACTTTGAGAGTTTGTTGGCTTTCTTGATGGCACGCTTGCACCGCCACCCCCAGATAATGTCCTTTATTACTTGTATCATAATCACCAAATGTTTTTGGCGGTCGGTCTTTTGCCGAACACTGGTTTGAAACTTTCCTGTCTTGTATTGCGCTGGAGAATCCATATAGCGCCTTCATCAGCGTCAGGGGCATCGTCATGCACCCGGCTGCCACGCTCCAACGCCAACGTCTGTTCGATGCCCACCTGCATGTCGGGGTCTTCCTTTTTGCGTTCGTTGTACCAGACAAAGCCACGTTCCCAAAGCGGACTGACCGCCTCGATACGCTGGATTTTGTCTGGTTTCTTTCGCTTGTCGGGCATGATGGGCAGCTGGTAGCCACGCAGTTCACCTTCAACGGCAAACTCGTCGAGAATGACGTCCTGCATGAAGTTGGCTTCCATGAAGAACTGAACAGCCACCGTGTTGCGTGTACGCTCGTAGAGGTCGTATAGCCATCGAACCATCTCGCTGACTGTTGCCTGTCGCACGAAACTGTCTATGAGATGCAGTTCCGAGCCAATCTTTCCCCATAGGCGGGAAGCCTTGTAGTCGTTGGAGGTAGTGGATTTGAACGACGGGTCGGTGTAACACACCAGCATGTCGTACTTTTCGAGCTTTGGGAGCCGCTTGTATCGAATCCACTCGGCCCGGAAGATCGTACCGTCGACGACAGGGTTATGCATCATCTCCTTCTCCCAGGCCCGATAGCCCACGAAGTCGCGGTAAGCCTGTGCCTCCTCTTTGGTCCATTTCTCCTTCCATGCTGGTTCCCCGTTACGGTCGACCGCTACGATTTTAGAAAGGAACACCCCCTTTGTACGTGAGAGATTGTAGAGCACCGAGTTCTTGCTGATGAGGTTGCCCACCATAATGAAGCGTCCACGGCCCACATCAAGCGCCCCGAAGAGCGCCTCCTTCACCCAGTCGGTGAGGTCGTGTACGCGTTTGTCGTTGCGACAGAGTTCATCATCGTCAAGGTCGTCGATAACGATGTAGTCGGGGCGTGATTCACGGTCGCGCAGACCACGCGGCGACTGTCCACGACCGCAGGCAAGGAACTTCACTCCGCTCTTTGTCTTGAACTCGCCCTCCTGCCAACCGCCATCGTTCTTCTGCTGTCCGAAGTCGGCTATGAGACGCTGGTTGTATTCCAGTTCCGCTTGAATATCTCCAAGCAGTCGGTCGGCATTGTCCTCTGACTTTCCGACAACCACCATAAAGTTGATAAGCCGCTTCGGTTGGAACATCAACCAGAGCGGCGTGAATACATCAAGGTGGGTCGACTTGGCGTGCCCGCGCGGCCACATGAATACAGCCTTCAAGTCGGGCGTGTTTCGGACCTTGCGTGCAGCTTCGTTGTGGAACGGAGCGTTGTGAATGGTGCGTATGACCTCGCCGGTTGTCTTGTCACGCAATTGCAGGAAGTGTGGAAAGTAATACTCGCAGAACGCTGCGTAGTTGTTGAGCAAGCGTTTGATACGCATGTCCCTTTCTGCTGGCGTTTCGCTTTTCAGGCGTGACGTGTCCGTAATGGCTTGTACTTGCCGGCATCGCTCTTTCCACTCCTCGTATGCCTTTTTCTTTTCCGCTGCTGTTGCCATAGGCTGCCTCCCGTTATTTAATTTGTTGAATAGTGGCTGCACTAACAAGTTGAATGTTGGCTGCACTCGGCAAAATAAGCGAGCTTCTTTTGCTCTCGTTTGCGCAACATTTCGGCATAGCCAAAATGAATTTTGTCTCTGCTCTCATTTGATTCCCATTTGCTCAGTGATGTACATGTCCTGGTACTTGTTGATTACCCGCATCAGTTCGGGAGTCACCTCCGGGTCAGTCTGCGAGCGGTACTCCAGCCACTTGGAGAACGCCATGAACACCTCAATGGCGTCCACCACATTAGCCTTCTTGTCGAGCTTCTCAATGACCGACGAAAGTTTAGCCAGCTTGTCGCCAAGTCCTGCAATGAGTGCAGGGTCGTCAGAACCATTCACTTGTGTAATGAGCGTGTCGATGGTGAGCAACAGTTTGTTCACCAGTTCGGGGCGTGTGATGTTCTTTGCGGCACGCGCCTCCTTCCACCCCTCGGCTGAGCACCATTTGGATATGGTGACGCGCGACACGTCCACCTTCTCCGCAATCTCCTGCTGCTCCATACCCGAGAGATAGAGCGTGCGTGCCAGCGACTTTTTCTTTTCAATATCTGCCTTTGTCATGTTGATAAGGTTTTTGTTCGTTCACATCAGGGCACACCACGCCCCGATTCAGCTATGCTGAACAGTGGCTGCGCCTCGGCATAGCATTCGAATATGATTCGATGCTCTGCGCTCAGCTTGCGCACTGTTTCTTATGCAAAAGTGCCACGATTTCGGTGGCTCTCCAAAAAAGTGTGCAATGGCTTCATAGAAGTGTGCAACCATTGCACACTTTTTTGGTGGACAGGCAATTACCTCGTAATATTGCACTGCGAATCGCGATGATTGGCTGCGCTCGGCATAGCTCAAGCAAGCTTGGCTCTGCGCTCACTTGCACAATCATTGCAGTCGAAACCGCGATGATTGGCTGCGTTCGGCATAGCTCAAGCAAGCTTGGCTCTGCGCTCACTTGCACAATCATTGCGGTTGGAAACCGGGCAATGCAGCCCAGGAAACGACAATGATATGAGTAAAGGAAAACGCGTAAGAATAACCAATGACAGCCTGAACAGCTACGGCACAAGAGTGCTGACAGCTGGCATGAACGTGGAGCAGTATCAGCGCAACCCCGTGCTGCTGTATATGCACGAACGTGGTAATGTGATAGGCTATGTGAAAGACCTGAAGGTGGAGAATGGTGAAGTGACCGGCGAATTGATGTTTGACGAAGCATCTGAACTATCCATACGCTGTAAGAAGCAGTATGAGTTCGGCAGTCTGAAGATGGTAAGCGCAGGGCTTGACATATTGGAGACGAGTGAGGACCCCGAACTGCTTGTGCAGGGTCAGACCAGTCCTACCGTCACCAAGAGCAAACTGTTTGAAGTCAGCTTGGTGGACATCGGAGCCAATGATGATGCCATCGTGCTGCAGAAGGACGGCAAGAAGATTACTCTCGGCAAGGACAGCGAGTGTCCCTTGCCAATGTTGAACAATAATAATCAAAAACAAATGGAACAGAAACAGTACGCCCTGCAGTTGGGCTTGCCGGAAACGGCGACTGATGCGGAGATCACCGCCAAGCTCAGCGAGCTGAATGCCGCTAAGCAAGAGAACGAGAGACTCCGGAAGGAGAAGGAGAGCCTCACGCTTGCCAGTATCACTGCCGTAGTGGAGAAAGCCGTCGGCGAGAAGCGTATCGGCACGGACAAGAAGGACGAGTTCATCAACCTGGGCAAGGAAATTGGGCAGGAGAAGTTGGAGCGCATCCTCTCTGCCATGTCGCCACAGATGAAGCTCAGTGCCGTTGTCGGCCACCATGGTGGCGCTTCAACCCAACAGCCTGCCACATACAAGAAACTGAGCGATGTGCCGTCGGCTGAACTCCTGACACTCCGCAAAGAGCAGCCCGAGGAGTATAAGCGACTCTACAAGGAGGAGTACGGCATGGCGTGTGAACTTTAAGTAGGTGTCCCAATTTATTTAATACAATCATTAGGTGTCATTTTCACATTTTGAACACCTTACTTAGTACAAACCAATAATACAAAAAGAATGAAAACGATTTTGACCATGATTACGGCTTTGCTGTTCAATGCGTTTACAGGGGCTGTGTTCGGTATGGCTTTGGGCGTGTCGCCCGTGGCAGGTGCAGTGGGTGCCAATGCCATTGCATTAGCCGTGAGCGGTGCAATGCCAGTGGGCGTGGCACGCGCGGGCGTGCTGAAGGAGATTTGGACTGGCGAGTTGGTTAAGTCCTTGCGTGAGTTTCTCGATGGAACTTGGCTTGATGGCATTCCCGACAATTCAAGCATTGTTGACAATGATGTGATACACTTGGTGGAGGTAGGCGTTGACCCTGACGTGCTTGTCAACAACACCACCTACCCAATCCCCTTGCAGGCACTTGACGACAAGGACATCGCCATTCAGCTTGACAAGTTCCAGACCAAGGTGACCCCAATCACCGATGATGAGTTGTACGCCATCAGCTACGACAAGATAGCCCGAGTGAAGGAGAGCCATTCAAACGCCATCAACGATGCCAAGTTTGCCAAGGCAGCACATGCGCTCTGCGCGCAGAAGCATACAGCCACGACCCCAGTGCTGACCACCACCGGCGAACGTGATGCTGCTACTGGCCGTCTCAAGATGACCGTCAAGGACCTGCTTGCGATGAAGGCCGCCCTCGACAAGTTGGGCGTTCCGACCACCAACCGTCGCCTCGTGTTGTGTACCGACCATGTGAACGACCTTTTGGAAACAGACCAGCGCTTTAAGGAGCAGTACAACATCGACCGCAACACTGGCAAGGTGGGCAAGCTCTACGGCTTTGACATCTATGAGTACGCCAACACCCCGTACTTCTCAGCCAAGGGCGAAAAGAAGGCTGTTGGCGACAAGGGAGAGACTGCCGGTGACTTCCACTGCTCATTTGCATTCTATACACCTCGTGTGTTCAAGGCTACCGGCTCCACCAAGATGTACTGGAGTCCTGCCGAGAACGACACTGAGTACCAGCGCAACAAGGTGAACTTCCGCCACAACTTCATCTGCATGTTCAAGAATGCAGATGCAGGTGTTGTAATGACCAGCGGATATAAAGCTGCATAGTAATGGCGAGAATGAAGTATTTAGTGCTACACTGCACCGCCACCCCTGAAGGCCGTGAGGTGACCTCGGAGGAGATACGCCACTGGCACACTGACCCTGTAAGCAAGGGTGGGCGTGGCTGGAAGCAGGTAGGCTATACCGACCTGATACACTTGGACGGCAAGGTGGAACGGCTTGTGGCTAACAACGAAGATGCGGAGGTGGACCCTTGGGAAGTGACCAATGGCGCGAAGGGTTACAACAGTGTGAGCCGCCATGTGGTGTATGTTGGTGGTTTGGCCAAGGACGGCAAGAGCGCCAAGGATACGCGCACGCCTGCGCAGCTGAAGGCGATGACGGACTATGTGCGTAACTTCCACGAGCGTTTTCCGCAGATCAAGATTGTAGGTCATTGCGACCTTGCTGGCGTGAAGAAGTCGTGTCCGAGCTTTGATGTGGGCAAGTGGCTTCAGTCAATAGGCGTGTATCAACAATAACGCGTTGGCGGAATTAGTAAACAAGTTGACAAGTTGACGGGTTAACAGGTAAGTTTGCCAAGCTTTTTAAGTTTCCTGTCATTCTGGCTTTAACATAACAAGTGGTGTAAAGCATACTTACTTGTTAACCTGTCAACTTGTTAACCCGTTAACTTGAAATTCCGCCAACGGGTCAACAGTAAAAATATGAATGGCATGAATATCAGTGAAGTTCTGAACGTTCTCCTTGGTGGAGGTTTGGTTGCTACCCTTGTTGCGATAAGCACGCTTCGGGCTACCATAAGGAAAGCGAAAGCGGAATCGATGAAGGCTGAAGCCGATGCCGAGACGGTGCGCATGGACAACACCGAGCATGCCACCCGTATATTGGTAGAGAACATTGTGAAACCATTGAAGGAAGAACTTAATGAGACAAGAAGATGCCTTGATGCCTCGAAGCGCGAGATGGCGCGTCTCAGGAAAGCTATTGACACTGCTAACAGTTGCAAGCATCATGATGACTGCCCCGTTCTTATCGGGGTGCGCGACAAGCCGAAAAGCGAGCGTGGGCACGGAGGAAAGCGTGAAACTGGCGTGCGCGGACAGCCTGCGGAGCGAGGTTCGACGGATATGGTTGGAGGGGGTTGCGCAGGAGGAGGCGCAGCTGGAGATACCGCTGGCGGAACTGAGTAATTTGCCCGAAAAGGCGGCGTTCCGTGCCAAACGCGGACGTGCCAGCGCAACTGTGGAGAAAAGAGGTGACACCATTGTGGTGTACGCCACTTGTGACAGTCTGCAGCGGCAATGTGAGTACTATGAGCGCCAGATGGCGAGCTACAAGAAAGCATTGGCGCAGCAGAAGAATGAAGCCAGGACGGAAAAGGAACGCAGTTCAAACCCGTGGAAGATGCTTCTCATCGCTTTTATTGCCGGGGTGGCGACCGGCGTAGTATTAACAAGGTTGATTATCGGCTGCACTCGGCAAATTAGGAAGGACTAGGAAGGACTAGGAAGACCTAGGAAGGACTAGGTGACCTAGGAAGGACTAGGGAGGACTAGGCGAGATAGGAAGACTAGGTGACCTAGGAATGACTAGGAAGAGCTAGGTGGACTAGGAAGGACTAGAAAGGGCTAGAAAGGGCTAGGAAGAACTAGGAAGACTGGGTGACCTAGGAATGACTGGGAAGACTGGGCGAGCTAGTGAACTTGATTGCGCTCGTTGGCACGATAATGGACAATAATAACAAGAAAGATATGGCAAAAAGTGTATTAGACGGAACTAACCTCATACTGGGTGTTGATGGTAAGGCTTTGGGTTTTTCGACTGGTTGCAAGGTGTCGACGAGTACAGAGACCGGTGAGCGTGTGACCAAGGAGGCTGCAAGTGGTAAATGGAAGGAGAAGTATGTGAAGAGTTTTTCGGAGAGTATTTCGGCAGAGGGCTGTGTGCTTACTGATGGTGACAGTGAAACTCCGACCTATGACCAGCTGAAGGAAATGCAGCTTAACGGGGTGCCAGTTGAAGCGAATTATAGCATACGTGATGGTGACAGCCGTAATGGTAAGGCGGCTGGTGGGTACAAAGGACAATATATAATTACCTCGCTGGAACTTGATGCCCAGGCAGGTGATGATGCCAAGTACAGTCTTCAGCTGGAGAACTGTGGCCCGGTGACGAAGGTGGGAGACGGGCTTAAGGACGTAAAAACGACACAGACAGAGACACAGACTCCGACAAAGAAAGGGTAATGTAAAAGTAGGATATGATGATAAAGATAAGATTGAAGGGTAAGGAATATCCTTGTGGCTTTGTTATGGGTGCGTTCCTTATGTTTAAGCGTGAGACGGGCAAGGAAGTGAGCCAGATAAAGCAGGACGACCTTGAGGAGCTGCTGATGCTGATGTGGTGCTGTGTGAAATGTGCGAGCCAGGCCGAAGGTTTGGACTTTGGGCTGGACTTTGAGACCTTTTGCAATAGTATAACGCCTGATGTGCTGAATGAATGGAACGCTCGTGTGGAGCAGTCGGCTGAAAAAAAAAGGACGGTGAAGGTGTAGCCGATCCTGAGATAGAACAATTGCTCGGCATAGCGATGGGGTGCATTGGAATGAGTATGGAAGACTTTAGCCGATGCACCCCTTCGGAGTTTTATGCTACCTGGAGTGCGTGGAATGATGTCCGGCAAAGCTGTGAGCGTAGTGAGTGGGAACGTGTGCGCATGCAGTGCCTTTGCACGTTGCAGCCGTATTCGAAGAAGACGCTTGAAGCTTCGGACATTATGTTATTTCCTTGGGAAGAGGATCGGAAGCCAGTGGCTGAGGAAAAGATGGATATGGAAGAAACTCTGCGCAGATACAGGGAGGCAAAGGCTGCGGCGGGTTTGAAATAGCCCTTTATTTGGCTTTGAAATAGCCCTTTATTTGGCTTTGAAAAATTTAATGAGTGCAGCGATTTTGGTAATGACATATAAGAATACGGGTAAACAAACCACGAGGCAAATAGCCACCGTCAGTACCGATGCGAAAGGGTGCTGAACTATGAGGTCGTGTATGGGTTTCAAGTTTGTGCTCATAAAATGTTCTAAAATGTAAGTAGGTGTTCAAAATTGTATCTGCTACAAAGGTAATAAAAAAATGAGGAAATGGCAAAAGAGGTCAGTTTTGTAATAAAGATAGATGACAACGGTAGTGCCAAGCGCGTTACGGCCGATGCGGAAGAACTGGGCCGTGTGATAAGGGGCGTGCAGGCTGAGAGCGAACGGCTGAAGAGTGACATTTTGACTTGGTCGCAAGCATCGCAAGCGATAGATGCCCTGCAGGATTCGATAGATGAATTGCAGGGCGTGATGGTCGACCTCACTTCGGCCTACCAAGTGCAGCTTGTGGCAGAGACCCAGTTGGCGACGATCATGCGCCAGCGCATGAACAGTACCAATGAAGAGATACAGCGCATTAAAGATTTTTGCTCTGCACAGCAGGAATTGGGTGTAATAGGTGACGAGGTACAGTTGAGTGGCGCTCAGCAGATGGCAACCTTTTTGAAGGAGAAGCAGAGCCTTGAGACGCTTATTCCCGCGATGAACAACCTAATAGCGCAGCAGAATGGCCTGAATGCCACCAATCAGGACGCTGTGAGCATAGGCAACATGATGGGCAAGGCCATGCAGGGGCAGGTGGAGGTGCTGCAGCGTGTGGGTGTGACCTTTGACGAGAGTCAGAAACAAGTGTTGCAGTTTGGTACGGAGAGTGAGCGTGCAGCCATGCTTGCCGAGGTGATAACAGCGAATGTTGGCAACATGAATGCGGAGCTTGCCAAGACCGATGCCGGGCAGCAGAAGCAGCTTGAGAACACGCTTGGTGACGTGAAGGAGCAGCTTGGCGGGCTTGTGCAGGGTGCGCTGCCGTTTGTGACGATAGCTGCTCAGACGATGGCGTGTGTGACGAATGCCAGCAAGTTTGCGGCCTCGTTGGCAGCTTTGGGTGCCGCCTTTTCCCTTTCCACTATTAAGGCTACAGCATTGGCCATACATGAAAAAATAGTATCTTTAGCGCAGAATATGATGGCTGCAAGCGGATATGCGGCAACGGCAGGAACGGCAGCAATGACGGTGGCGGTGACTGCGCTGTATGCCGCTTTGACGATGGGCCTGTCGGTTGTTATAACAGGGATAGTTGCGCTGTTCAGCTCGATGGGTGACGAGGCCGATGATGCTGCTCAAGATGTGGACCTGCTGAAGGAGAGTACGGATGCCTTTGGTAATGCATCGTCGAATGCGAAGGCCGAGATAGATATGGAGATAAGTTCGCTCGGGGCGCTGATAAATGGTCATAAGAATGCTTCGAAAAAGGTGAGCGAGCTGAACCGTAAGTATGGCGAGAGTTTTGGCTATCACCGTACTGCTGCGGAATGGTATGACACGCTCATAGCGAAGAGCAAGGTGTACTGCGAGCAGGTGGGTTATGAGGCGCAGGCGAAGGTGCTTGCATCGCAGATAGCTGCGAAACAACTTGAAAAGGAAAGCAAGGAAAGTGAGCGCTACCAACTGGGGCGGCAGTACTGGGACGGGAACGGCAACATACACTACAACTATGAGAATGCTGCAGGTGGCAAGAACTATTATGACCAACTTGGTGGGGAGATAAACAAGCTGACGGGCGAAATCAATACTCTGCAAAAGCAGTATGACTCCGCCATAGCGCACATGGTGAGTGCTCAAAAGAAGTTGGACGCATCGCGGAAGTCGGTTGATCTGTCGCGCAAGAATCTGAAAGATGTGTCGGACCAGGAATTGACGGACAACATTACTCAACTGCAGAATGAACTGAATAACACCTCGCGCAGTAATGCAGCGGAGCGGACGAGGCTGAATAAGGAAATTGGGCGGCTGAAGAAGGAGCAGAAAAAGCGTGAGGAGAATGACAAGAGGCAGCAAGGTGTCGGTACCCCCAAAAAGACCCCGAAGAAGACGAAGCACACCACAAAGGTTACGGCAAACGACACTCCCATAACAGACCCGAAAACGCTTGAAGATGTTGGCAGGAACATATCCATATATGAGGCGCGACTGAAGAAGACAAACAAGGACGATGGCGAGAAGATAAAGCTGCTGACGGGACTCATTGCCAAATACAAGGCTCTGCAGAAAGCTATACAGGAGGAGATAGATGCTGCCGACCATACGGTGGCGCTTGACACGCTTGAAGGGATAGATGCCGAGATACAGTACCAACAGCAACTGCGTGGAAAGGCCTCAAAGGAGAACCTTGCCAAAATAGACAAGGAGATAAAGCGTTTGAAGGACCTTAAAACAGCGTTTGAAGACAGTTCGCACGTGGCTCTTGGCATAGATCAAATAGAGACGTATGAGCAGCTTGACAATGAAATAGCCTTTTACCAAAAGAAGCTGAAGAGCGCAACCGCTACGGAGCGCGTCGAGATACAGAAGCGCATCAAGGAGTTGGAGAGACTTCGTGGCAAGTGGGACGATGTGCTTTCGGCTATGGATAAGCCTGCAGGCATAGGCAGTTTGAACTCGATGGAGGAACTCGACAGGGCCATATCCTATTACAACGAGCGGCAACGCAAGGCTTCGGGTGCAGAGGTGGAGAACATACAGCGTACGATAAATGCGTTGCAAGCCAAGCGCGATGCGTTGACCCGTGTGACAGAGCTCCCGGCCATGCAGCAGGAAACTGCAGAACTTGACGGGCTGAGTGGGAAACGGCTGAAGATGGAACTGGAACTCATAGGCATTGAAGGGATTAAGGACAAGATACGGTCGCTGCAGAAGATGCTTGATGACACGAAGAATCCGCTTGGTGATGAACAACGCAAGGAGGTAACAAAACTTATTCAGACATGGGGCAAGTATGAGAAAGTTCTGAAGAAGAGCAGTGTCAAATTCAGCGATGCGTGGGCTGGTATAAAAGGCATTGGCGGTGGTGTAGAGAGCATAACTGATGCTTTGAATGGTAACGGCAATGCCTGGCAGATGATAACGGGTGTGGTAGATGGTGCCATACAGATATACGATGGTGTAAAGGGTGTGATACAGATAATAGATGATCTGAGTGCTGCCTTAAAACTATCGAATGCTGTGACCGCTGCAAGCGGAGCGGCAGCGGCCACAGCAGCCTCGGCAAAAACGGCGGCAGCCCCTGAGGAGGTGGCGGCATCGTCTGCAACGATGGCGGCCGTGAAGGCAGAGGCGATGGCGTACCGCGAGCTTGCAGCCTCGGAATTTATGGCTGCACATGCTTTCATACCGTTTGCCGGTGCTGGTATTGCTGCTGGCTATATAGGCATGATGCAGGGGCTTGTAGGTACGGTTGCCGTGACGCCATTTGCGAATGGTGGTATTGTGTATGGGCCGACCCTGGCGCTGATGGGCGAGTATGCCGGAGCGAAGAACAACCCGGAGGTGATAGCACCGCTGAACAAGCTGAAGTCGCTTATTGGTAATAATGGCGGCGGAGGTGGCGGCGTGTACGAGCTGAAGGTGAAAGGCAGGGACCTTGTGGCGGTGCTTGCCAACGAGACGAGGATAAACAGAAAAGGAACGAACATCAAAATATAAGGAGCATGTATCTGCACGGACATTTTTACAACCAAAAGGAGGAGCGCATCGAGGTGCATATACTGACTGGTGGTGACAGGACAAAGGAAACCGTCATTGGTGAGAAAAATGGGGAACTGTCGTTTACTGATGACCCTGTGGAACTGACGAGCCAGGTGAACGATACGTTTGACCACTTGCTGTGCCAGCAGGCTACTGTACGCCTCCTGGCGCGGAACTTTGTGCCTGACTTTTTTTGTGCCTCATGCCGTGACGCTGTGGTGAACATCTACCGTGAGGGGAAATGTATCTTTGCGGGATTTGTGGAACCGCAGAGCTATTCGCAGGGCTACAACGAGGAGTTTGACGAGATAGAGTTGAGCTGCATCGATGCGCTGACGGCATTGCAGTATGCCAAGTATCGTGATGTGGGTTCGCTCGGTGTGCTGTACGATGTGGTAAAGGCGGAGGCTGAACAGCGCACATTCTTGGCGATGCTGAAAGAGATATTGGGCGGTGTGACGACTGCGCTTGACATTGTGGGTGGTAATGTGATGCGCTACCTGTACGATGGCAGCAGGGCTGTGGATAGTGTGGTTGGTAACCGGTATGCGATATTCGGGCAGCTGACGGTGAGCGAGTTGCTTTTTCTTGGTGAAGAGGAGGATGACGTGTGGCAGCAGGACGAGGTGTTGGAGGAGATGCTGAAGTACCTGAACCTACACATAGTGCAGGATGGGTTCACGTTTTATGTGTTCTCATGGGAGAGCGTGAAGGGCGACGAACGCATCTGCTGGCGCGATTTGCTGACTGACGCGAGCGTGACGACGGCCCGGCAGACAACGGACATTGTGACAAGTTTGGTGACAGACACGGATACGACGATAAGCGTGGGCGAGGTGTACAATAAAATTATGCTGACTGCCAAGGTGGAGCGTATGGAGAGTGTGATAGAGAGTCCGCTGGATAATGATTTGCTGAAAAGCCCTTACTGTAACAAGCAGAAGTACATGACGGAATACAGTTGTGACGCTACAAACTTGAATAAGTCGATTGATGCCTTTGTTGCTATGACTCACGGACGAGAGACAAGCTTTGATGGTGGCTGCGTGACAGACTGGTATGTGCAGATGAAGAACAACAGCCAATGGCTGTTTCCAAAGAGCGGGAGTGGTAACCTGATGGAGGAATACTGTAGTGAGGGGCGAAACCAACATGCGCTGCCGAACTGGTTGGCGAAGAACCAGGGTGCTGCCATCATGGCACTGGGCAAGGTGGAGAAGAAGACGGACGCAAAGGACAACTCCCCGATACCGAAAGCGGAAATGACGAACTACTTGGTGGTGAGTGTGAACGGCAACTGTGACGACAAGGAGGCAACCACCTATCCGAATGCTGACTCGCTAAAGGCAGGCATGCCGAGGGCTGTGTATAACGGCAGCATGACGGGTGGTGTGTTTTCGCCTACAGACGAGGGCACGACGAACTACATTGTGCTGAGCGGAAAACTGGTGCTGAACCCTGTGATGGCTTTGAGTGATACTTACCAGGCTATATACAACTATGACGGTGGGGGAGGTATAGATAAATGGATTGGCATGTTGGTGCCGAGTCGGGAGAAAGGTGGGCGATACTATACGCAGCAGTGGTGGAAGGCTGCTGCGCCGAATGAGAAAGCGGTGTGGGACACGGAGACAGTGCGTGGCTTTGTGCCGTTTACGGATACCGGGCCTCAGTTGTATGAGTTCAAGTATAGTGCCATTGGGGACCACGGCGACAACATATCGAAGGTGGGTGTGCTGGCATGTATGCTGATAATAGGTGATAAGTGTGTGGTGGAAAAAGGCACTGCAGGACAGGTGACGGACTTTGAGTGGCGTAAGTATAAGACGCTGGCAGAGTGTAAGGACGAGGACGAATACTATGAGCAGTGCTTTACGATAGGGTTTGACCCGAAGATTGGTGACAAGATAGTTGGCACAAAGTTTGATTTGCAAAACAACGTGAGCTATGATCTTGGCATTGATGCGGAGGGGATAGCGATACCAATCAAAAAGACTGATAAGGTGAGCGGCAGGGTGCGGTTTGTGATACTTGGCCCTGTGAACGCGCTTTGGGACGTGGTGACGCGACGGCACAAGACGTGGTTCAGACATACGAAATGGAACAGTACGACGATACCGCTGCTGGCGCATGTGAGCAGCATCATGGTGGAGCAGTTTGAGGTGAAGATATACAGCGACAACTGGCTGGTGAACAACACTGGTGATAATGACCTCGTTTACATGAGCGACACAAAGGAGAGCTTTGTGAACGTGAAGGACGACATCGAAATGAAGATAAACTCGGGGCTGACGGCTGCGGAGTGCCAGGCGCTGGACGTGACGGACAGCGTGAAGATGAGCACCCCATTGAACGCGTTGACTGGCGAGGGGCTGTTGGCGGTGTATGACTATGCGAGGGGGGTGAGCGCTAAGCCTGAGCAGCTGTATGTGGACTACTACTACAAAGAGTGGCATGCGCCAAGGGTGGTTATGACGCAGAAATTGACGGATACAGATGGTGGCATTGTGAGTTTGTTTGCTCACTATCGCCACCCCATGATGGATAAGACCTTCTTCGTGCAGGGCATCAGTCGCAATCTTGAGGAAGGATATGCAGAAATGACACTTAAGGAAATTGAGCAATGATAGACATCAAGGTAATAAAGAAGCCAAAGAACGAGGGCAGCACGTCGGCCCTGCGGACGGGTGGCACTGCTTATGGCGGCATGGCAGTGAAGGAGGCTGCGCACGCGGCCAAGGCAGACCTGGCAGAGGTGGCGAAGGAGGCTGTCCATGCCACGGACAGCGATCATGCTGTGAACGCAGATGAAGCGAAACACGCCCTGGAAGCAGACCATGCTAAGGAGGCAGACAATGCTGCCAATGCAGACAAGTGGGATTATCGTGAGTTTGACGACTATCTAAATCAGCCAGTGAGAAAGACTGATGGTGTGACCTTTGACTCTGTGACCTCGGACAGCATAAGGAGCGCTGGGCAGTTTGTGGACGGACTGCTGGGCGCAGGGTTCCAGTTGTGGAAAGGTGAGGACGGACGCACCTACCTGACGGTGGACAAACTGACGGTGAGGCAGACGATGGCCGTGATGGAGTTGCTCATTGAGAAGGTGAGGAGCGTGGGCGGCCAGATATGCGTGAGCGCGGCTAACGGACGCATCAAGACCGTGGAGAAATCGGGCAAGTACTATACTATCACCTTCGAGCAGGAGAATATGTTTGTACAGCACGACCTGGTGCGCTGCCAGACGTTCACGGGCAAGGATATGCGGAGCTACTGGGTGGAGGTGGCTGATGTGACGGAGGCCGGTATCGTGGTGGCGAAGGAGGAGTTTGAGGGCGTGGAACCGAAGGAGGGCGACGAGTGCGTGCTGATGGGCAACACGGTGAACACGGACCGCCAGAATATGGTGCTTATATCGGCCACCGAGGACGGCCAGCCGAGGGTGGATGTGATGGACGGCGTGAGTGGCAAGACCTTTGAGGGTGCTCTGCGTGCAAGGTTCGGTAACCTGGACGGCATCAAGGACGACAAGTTTCCGGCAGACCGCCAACCAAAGGGAAACGGACTATATGCGGACAATGCCTTTTTGAAGGGAACTTTCGTGCTGGAGACTGGAGAGGACGTGAAGACTCGGTTTGGGGTAATGGAGGGTAAGGTGCAGAGTGCCATTGACGGTGTGAGGAACGATATTGTGAGTGATAAGAGCTACCTTAATAACCCGACGTTTGCATCGGGGCTGGCGAAGTGGGACTCGGTGGATGAGACGGTGTTCTTTCTCGTTGGCAACAAATGGGTGTGGGCCAACGGTGGGGCACTGAGCAAGAGGGGTGACGGGGCAAGCGTGGTGACTGACATGGGGCGCACCGTTGTACGGATCAAGAACAAATACATACTGCAGAAGCATGGCAACCTGCGCTTTGTGCCGACCTTTCCGGCAAACAGTGACGGGAAGAAGGAGGCTTTGCCTGTGTATCTGAGCTTTTTTTATCGCTGCGCAAAGGCTGGCACGCTGAAGGTGGGCTTTGAAGGTGTTGAGAAGGTGGGGTTCGCGGACTTTGCCAGTATGGAGGTGAGGGAGGCGCTTGGCGTGACTGATGGTTATGTGCAATATACGTGCAGCGGACTGTGGAATGGCACCGGGGACTTTAAGTTATCGTTTGACGGCGACATCTATCTGTATATGCTTGTGCTGAGCACGGACAAGGTTGATGCTTTGACGTATAAGTACAAAACGCTGTTCGAGCAGAGTGAGCGATTGGTGAAAATATCGGCAGCTGTGTTTGACAAGGACGAGCGAGCACTGCAAGAGACGGGGCTGATGATTCAACCCGAAGGTTCGGGAATCTATATTAAGGACGCAAACGGCAAACTGGCTCTGATAGGGGTTGGCGTGGAGGAAACGGATGCAGAGGGCAATAAGAAAACCGTCATTAAGCTGACGGCTGACAATATCAAGCTGGAGGGCCTGGTGACTGCCAACGGTAACTTTAAGATACTGGAGGACGGCAGCATGGAGGCTGTGAACGGAAAGTTCAGTGGCGAAATAAATGCAGCGAAGGGTAATATAGGAAAATTCGTAATCGAGAATGGTAACATCATCACCGATGGGCAAGGTTCTTTGCAGATAGGTACAGATGACTTCAAGAATGTGTTTTCCACAAAAAGCGAAGAGCGCAAGCTGAAAGTACAAGCAGGTATAGGCGGATCGATAGTTGGGGAATATGCATTCAATTATAGGCAGAACAATCATTTTACCTTGAAGAATGAAACGGGTAAGAAATATGACTGGCTGAATATTGCCGTAGCCAATGTGATGGATATGGATTATTTCAGTAGCACCAGTTCCACTATGAAAACTACCAATAGTTACGGCTTTCAGTTTGCTATGCTCGGCAGTGGACATGTGTGTCAAGACGGAATAGTGGAAGGTATGTGCCTTGATGTTATTGATGATTTTAGTGAAAATAATCAGGTACAATTAATTCAGCCGCCTTTGTGGGGTAATAGGATATGTGTAAAGAGCAACTATGATGGGTGTACGATTATCCTGCCAGACAAGTATTCACTACTATCGTGCATTGGGTGTGGTATCATCAGGAACGAAGAGCAGAGAAAGTTTTCGTTCCGTTTTGATGTGGTCAATTTCGGAAGCAAGACACTTTTTGTTGGCGGATATAGCACTGTGGCGTTTGACAACAATAAACAGCCTTTGAAAAACGATAGCTTTCCGCATATTTATCAGGGGGGAGCAGAAAAGACAGGAATACATGATGTAGGAATAGGGGTGAACAGAAACCTTAGTTTCCTTTTGGTATATGATGGTAAGGACTATAAGGCCATTGTAATGAATTCTTAAATAATAAGGAGAATAATTATGACAACAGAAGAAAAGAAAGAAATCAAGCGAGCCGTGCTTGATGAAATCAAGGCAGAGAGCAACGATATTACGGAGATTGAGACCGTTTCCACTCTCGATGGTCTTACGGGGTTGCCTGCCATGCAGGGTAAAAAGCTCGTAACTGCTCCTTTGTCGCTTCTCTCAAAGCCTGCGACTGATGCAGCAAGCAAAGCCAATACAGCAGCAGCGACAGCGAACAAAGCAGCGGACACGGCTAATAAAGCAGCAAGCAATGCCAATGCAGCAGCTTCAATGATATCGCCCTATGCCGATCGTATCAACTTGGCAATGAATGGTGCTACCGCTCGCTTTGATGGTTTTGTTGAAGGGGTTATAATAGACCCCGTGTCTATAACGTCGATTGCAGGTGTATATTATGACATCAAGAACAAGCGTTTTTGTGCAAAGAAAGGCGGTCACTACTATAATAATTGGAGTGTGGGCAATGGCAAAAATGACGCATCAATGTACCTTGATGAGAGCCGTACTGTTGTGAGAAAGGACAAAGTGTTCATGTGTGGTGCTTCACTATATGTATGGAGTGACGAAGTGGGTAATTTGGTGGTAGTTGATAAGACTACGAAGGAACTTGGTACGTGGCTTATCACGCACGAGAATGTTACAACTATCGATGCGCTCAATCAAGAACTTGACGCTTTTGATGCAAAAACGGCACAGGGGCTGCACCGTGTGAAATGCTGGGGCATTCCGCTCTTGGTCACGTTTGCCAACCTCAACGTGGGCGATAATGTGCTTATGCAGACTATATATGGTTCGCTGACAATGAAATCAGATGGCAGTGGTATAGCTTCTATCAATAGCATTGGGCAACACGCTATATTTGTGCGATACTATAATAATGGTAAATGGAATAGCTGGGGGAGATATGGCGCTATAGCCCAAGATGGCGTGGAAGGAACAAGTAAGCACTATGTGTACTCATCGGCATCAGATGAGACGCGTTGTGTGCTGAGCAGTAAAATGTGGACTTATGTGCATACAGACGGTAATTTGTTTTTGCGGTTTAAGAAGTGGGGAGCTAATAATGATACCGTTGCACAGGATTATAGCCAAGTTATGCTGACGGGGCGTGTGTCGAATGATAAATGGGGGCTGATGAACCCTTACGTGTTTGCACGACTGAATAATCATACTTTGACAGAAGGGCTAAGTACGTTGGACGAGGTAAAGGTGAACTACACGCGCTTTGATGACAGTGGGAACAAAGTGCTTACGATCACGAAAGCTACTACAGCCAAGGCTGGTGTGATGACGGCTGGCGACAAGAAACGGCTCGATGAACTTATTGGTGTTAAGAATTTAGGTTGGTATTCAGTTTCGTCAGGAGGCGAGTTGGCAGCAGTTAAAGAGCTGGGGAATTATGCTACCTGCCCATTTATGGTGTACGATGTGGGTACGGTGATGTCGGGGGTGGTAATGCAGGTGCGTATTGGTCAGGATTCTTATAGACAGTGGCTCAGGCTTGGCACGTCGCTCCAATATCGCGATATTGCATGGAAAGCAGGTACAGCACAGTTTGAGGTAGGTGGGTGGAACGCACTGATGGACTTTACGCCAACGCATGCTAAGCAAATTGTTGCTAATCGCGAAGATATTGCCAGTAATATGCAGAATATTCATTCAAATACCTTGCGCTTGGATGGGATTGATGGTACGATAGAGTCCTTCGGTAGTAGCATTACGGAACAGGCTAAGCGTATATATGACTTGGAGCAGTGTAGACCTTTGGCTACGAATAGGCGTAATGGTTTCATGAGCTCGGAAGATAAGACTCAACTTCAAGGTGCGTTTGATGATCTAACAACTCGACAACAGGCACAGGGCGTGGCAGGGTATGTTGGCAAGAATAATGTGATAGAGGTGCAAAATTCTGTTGGAAATACGTACGTTGATGCAGGCATTTATCGAAATGCTGAAGAACGTGATTATACCCCTGGCGCTTCTTTTGGCGTGTATATTTCGGCCGGGTACGATGAAAATAATCCAAACAAACAATGTGTGTGGTTTGGCTTACCCATCGACGCAACCAAGTTTGTGCGATATCGTCTTGATTATTGGTTGCATGGTCCTACCGATACTTTGGTCGGAAAGTACTTATATGACGCAATTAACAATAAATACTATGAGGTTCGTGAAGGTGACGTAGGTGAATATATATCTG